CAAGAAAGTTTAAAGACGTAGACGAAGAGAAACTTATGGAGTTGGCCTTTGCATACTGCGACAATTGTATGGAGGGGCAAAAGCAAGTGGCTACCGGAAGCGGTAAGATAGTAGAAATACGCGACCGCTTTGTGCCAACGATTGATTATTTTTTAGATCATTGGTTGCGTAAACATGACTTTGATTTTTATACAAGAATGGGCCTTTGGAAAATAAGGCAAGATCCTACGCATCCTTATCATGAGGTTGCTAATAGGATTGTAACAATGTTTAAGTCTTTAGCTATTGACATAGTAGCAAATGAAGGCAAAGCTATTTTCTATGCTAAGAATGCTTTAGGCATGACCGATAGAGCCATGACCGAGAATACAAACATTGATACTATTACAATCAAGTATGAATCTTGATATAAAACTTTGTAAGCCACACCCAGCACAAAAACAAGTATTGGATAGCCATGCTCGTTTTAGAGTAATGATGTGCGGTCGTAGGTTTGGTAAGTCTTTAATTAGTCAAAACATAAGTATAGAGACGGGCCTACAAAGAAAGCACGTAGCATACATAACACCTACTTACCAACTAGGTAAAATGTTCTTTAAGGAAATATGTAAGCTATTGCCGGACAAGGTTTATAAAAAGAACGAGACCGATTTACTTATTGACTTTGTTACTGGTGGCTCGGTAAGGTTTTACACCGGTGAGCGATTAGACGCGATGCGCGGAACCAAATACCATTTAGTTATTATAGACGAAGCTAGTTATATACCTAACTTAGAAGAGGGATGGAATAATAGTATAAGACCAACGCTTACCGACTTTAAAGGTAAGGCTATCTTTTTAAGCACGCCCAGGGGCAAGAACTATTTTTATAGCTTATTCATGCGAGGCGGTGAGCCTAACTGGGAATCGTTTAAGTTTAGCACTTATGACAACCCACACATAGATCCTACGGAAATAGATGCCGCAGCGGCGCAGCTACCTAGCGTAGTATTTAAGCAAGAGTACATGGCAGATCCTATGGAGAATGCAGCTAACCCGTTTGGCTCCGAGTTTATATATGCTTGCACCCGCGAGACTAAAGGCACGGCCGTTTACTATGGTATTGACTTAGCTAAGTCGGTAGACTGGAGCGTTATTATAGGCATGGATAAGCAAGGCAACGTGGTGCATTTTGAGCGCTTTCAAAAAGACTGGATGCAAACCAAAGAAACAATATTAAGGCTACCAAGAAACATACCGATAGTAATTGATAGCACCGGCGTAGGCGACGCCATTGTAGAAGACTTACAAAAAAAGTTTAATAAGATGTACGGCTTTAAGTTTACGGCTACAAGCAAGCAGCAACTACTTGAGTCATTAAGCAGCGCCATACAAACTAAGTCTATAAGCTATCCGGATGGCCCGATTAAACAAGAACTAGAAGTATTTGAGTACACCTTCACACCTACTGGAGTAAGGTACTCGGCACCGCAAGGCTTTCACGATGATTGCGTTATTGCCTTGGCTTTGGCTAATAAGTGCCGTATTGAGCATAAAGAGGTGGGTAAGTACCACGTTATATAAAAAGTATATTTATAAGAGTATGAAGCTAACAATTGACAAATTCCAAAGACTGCAAGCAATTGCAACCTTAGACACCGAGGAAATAGAAAAGGCTAGCCGTTTAGTGCAAGTATTGCTTGATAAAAGCGAGGCTGAAGTAGACGCTATGCCGTTAAGTAAGTTTGGTAAGCTATGCGATAAGTTAAAGAAAGCGTTTGATTTGACAATAGACGCAGCTACTATGAGCAAGCCTAAGACCTTGATAGTGGCAAATAACAATGTCTACAATTTAAACTTTGACATTAAGCCGCCATTTAACACGGGGCGATATATTGAGGTCTTGACATTTAGCAAAGATGATCCTATTATGAACATGCATAATATCCTAGCTAGCATTTGTACGCCGATGAAATGGAGTTGGAAAAAGTTTAACTATGTTAAGCAGCCATACGATACGTTAAAGCATGAAGACTATGCAAACGATTTTAAGCAAGCAGACTTTAGACACGGATACTTTGCGATGGTTTTTTTTTATTCATTATTAACCAATTTAACGGGCGGTACCATGGACTCTTTGATAGCGCAGATGAATTTGAGAAAGGTGAACAAAAAAAGAGTGTTACAATTGAAGAGAGTTTTGCAGACAATTGGGGGTGGATCTATAACGCAAAACAAGTAAGTGAGTTTGAATCTATTGCACTAGACCTGGTTTATGATTTACCAGTAGTGCAATTTTTAAACGACTTAAGTTATTTAAAAAGTAAAAGACAACTAGATGAGCATCAATATAAACAAAGCGCAAGCGGATTTTCTTAGGGAGGGTGGAGACCTTGGCGGCACCGACATAACGGAGTTTGGAGTAGTTGCGGGAGTATTGCAGCAATATGGTGCGGAGTTATTAGAAAATATTAGTTATTTTGGTAATAATAAGGGCGTAGTTGGTAGCGGTGATTTGCTTAATAATATTATTCCGGAAATTGATAACGAAAACGGAGTACAAATATTTAGGCTTAGGATGTACGATTATTACGATTATCCCAACGAAGGGGTAAAAGGAGTTGATAGTTCTAAAAATGCTCCAGGTTCGCCGTACCAGTATAGGAATTACGGAATGAGTAGCGAAGGTAGAGCATCACTTAAAAAATATATACTAAGTGGCAAGGCAAAAATTCAAAGCGTAAAAAATGATAAAGCGCTAGGGAAGGGAGGCGAAAAGATAGGAGTAGCGTTTAATAATAAGACTTTAATAGATAAGCAAGTAGACACGCTTGCTTATTTGATTAAACGATTTGGTATTAAAAAGACTAACTATTTTACGGATGCTTTTAACAAGACCTTTAAAACCTTTGAGGTTGATATGGTAGAAGCGGCCGGAAGGGATATAGTAATAACATTTAATAGATTAAATAAAAGAAAATAATGGCAATAACAAATATAGCCTACCCTAGTGGATCGCCTAGCTTACAAGATACGCTTTGGCATATCTTTGATAGCAATATAACTAGCGCAGATTTAAAGTACGTTATGGATATTTACGTGGGCGGTACGCAACAAGTAAGAGTTAAATTATATCCGGAGCCTACAACTGGCATCGGTTATTTTGATGCTGGGCCTATCGTCCGTAATACAATGACTTACGAGTGGCTAACACCTAACAACAATGTATTAATGTGCGAGCCTAGCGTAAGCGGGCAAGTAGCGCAGACTTACCAATATAGAATTGGCGAAGAGACAAGCGGCGTAACAACCTTAAACTTAGCTAGCGGAAGCGTTATAGCTTATAACTTTGTGGCACCTACATTCAAGCGCAAGGTTACCGATTTAAGCGTTTACAATGGCAAGGCTATGACTAATAGACCTAGAACAATAGAAGCTGGCCTAGGCGATAATATTTATATTCCGGTTAAAGATGTATCCGGTTTAGTTGTTAGTACTTATAATGCTAGCAACGTAAAGATAGCAGACACTACTTATAGCTTAGGTGGCACCAAAGCATTTGGCCAATTAAACATTGGATCGCCAGCTTTAAACAACCCGACTAGCGTTATTACAAGTGCGGTTAAATATTATTTAGTGCAAATTGGTACTAGCAGTTATCAAGTAAACCTTGACTGCAACCCTAAATACGAAAGCTATAACTTGCATTTTATGAACCATCTAGGTATGTTTGACACGGCTAGATTTGATTTGGCTAGTAGGCTTACCATGGAGGTAACGCGTAAAAGCTTTACTAAAAGAGACTACTCTTTAGGTGCTACCGCGGTTAGTTACTACGATGCTAATAATAAATATGTAAGCAGCAAGATTGATTATTTAAACAAAAAAGACCATAGCTATAAGCTTACAATGAATGCGCCAACCGACGCGGAGTACGAATGGCTTAATGAATTAATAGACTCGCCTCAAGTTTACTTTGAACAAGATGGCTACTTTTATCCAGTAAGCATTAAGAATAACAATTACGAATATAGTAAATATGTAAACAATAGACTTAGAGTTTTTGAAGTTGACATAGATATTAACCAAACGCGTTATAGCCAATTAAGATAATATGACTAGAATATTTATTGAAGGATATGAACTAGATTTAACGCAAGGCATAAGTAACCAAATTACTTATGCTATTGATGACTTACAAAACTTAGATAGTAAAAGTACAAGCTTTACTAAAACTATTGTCTTGCCTGGTACTGCTAACAATAATAAGCTTTTAGGAAATATCTTTGAGTTTAACAATGCAAACTTTGACAATCCTTTAGACGCAAACGTGCTAGCAAATTTTAACGCATCACGTAGCGCGGTAGCACGCATAGAAGTAAACGGCTTGCAGATAATGAAAGGCGTTTTAAGACTTTTAGAAATAGTACATATAGACGGAGCGGTAGAATATGAGTGCGCTATTTTTGGCGAACTTGGAGGTTTTATAAACGCCCTTGGCAATAGCAGAATAGAAGATTTAAACTTTGATTCTTACAACCATACTTATAGCTACGCAAATATTGTAGCAAGCTGGGATACTAGCGGAAGTACTGGCTATTGCTATCCTTTAGTTGACTACGGAAATGTAAGCACGGGAACTTATGGCGTTGCTAAAAAAGACTTTCAATACACTACATTTAAGCCGGCTTTATTTTTAAGAGAATACATAACAAAGATAATAGCAAATAGCGGTTATACTTACGAGTGCGATTTTTTTGATACTGCTAAATTTAGGAATATAATTATCCCTAATAATTCAAAGCAGTTAACTAAACAAACAAGCAACGTTCTTGCTTTAAGCAAAGCGATAAATCAAAGTATGAACGAAGGAGGCACGCAAGACTTTGTAAGCTACGAAACTAAGGTAGGTAGCTTATTTACTGCAAGCGTTAGCGATACTCTTTTCACTTATACCGGAACGCCTACTTTAACTACTAATTTAACAATAGAACTTTTTGGTGATTATACTTTAGCTGCAAGACCTTTAACAATAGCTTTGCTAAAAAATGGCGTTGTAATTCCTTTAAGTAGTCAAACATATAACGGCACCGATTTACTTTATTACAACAAAACATTAAGCGTTCAATTTGCTACTAACGATACTTTAAGAGTTAGGACTACATGCGTACTTGATATTGGTGACGAAGTTAATGTAAGCGAAAGTACTATAAACATATTAAACGACGTAGCTACAACGGCACCTATTGAATTAGGTGATCAAATCATTGTAAATAATATAATACCAAAAGGTATTTTTCAAAAGGATTTATTTATATCGGTACTTAAGATGTTTAACCTTTTAGTAACTGAAGATAAAAACAAGACTAACCATTTAATAATTAAACCTTATATTGACTTTTGGACTGGCGATATATTAGACTGGTCGGATAAGATGGATAGAAGTAAGGCTATTAAGATTAAGCCAATGAGTGAAGTTAATGCTAGGTATTACAATTTTAAATATAAACAAGACAATGATTTTTACAATGAAGACTATCGCAAGAAATTTAATGAGGGATATGGTGATAGGATTTACGATAATGGTCTTGAATTTGCAAAAGATACTGAAAGCGTTGAAGTAATATTTGCAGCAAGCCCGCTATTTGGTACTAGCACAACCGACAAAGTTTTCCCGGCTATTTACAAAAAGTCTAACGAGAATACTAAAGAGGATTCTATGGATCACGTTGTGCGTATTATGCAGATTAAAAAAGTTACTAGCGTAGCTAGCTGGAATATTTTAAACCTAGCTACAAACCTAGGATCTAACACCGCTTATTTATATGCCGGTCATTTAAACAATCCTACAACGCCAAACGATGATATTAACTACGGAGCGCCGCAGCAATTATACTTTAATTTAACAAGTGGCGACTTAAGTAATAACTTATTTAATACTTATTATTCATCTTATCTAGCAGAAATAACCGACAAAGATAGTCGCTTATTAAACGCATATTTTGACCTTACTGACTTAGATATTTTTAACCTAGACTTTAGTAAGTTTATTTTTATAGACGGCGGACTTTATAGAATTAATAAAGTGATGGACTATGCTCCGGAAAATAATGAGTTAACAAAAGTTGACTTATTAAGAGTTATTGAAAAAGAATATATTGAGCAACCTCCATTACCTACAACGACGACTACAACTACAAGTACTACAACTACTACTACAACTTTAGCTACTTTTGTTGCATCTTATAGCATGGTAAGTGCTTATGATGTGTGTAATGTAGTTTGCCCTAACCCAGCAAGACCAGTAGAGACATTTACTATTTTAGCTGGTGGCAATGCATTATGTACTGCAACTAAAATAACTAGCACCTTAATTGCTGCGGGTACTATAACTGGTAATTTTTGGTTAAGTGAATGTACCGGAACTAGTAGACAATTTACTATTATAATTGAAGGCGGTCAATTTGTAGGAGTATGGGCTGAAGAGACTTGCTCTACATGTCCGGCGGTTACAACAACAACTACTACAACAAGTACAACAAGTACTACAACAACGGCTGCGCCAACAACTACAACTACAAGTACTACAACTACTACTACTACTTTAGCTAATTTTAATGCTTCATTTAGTATGGTAAGTGCTTACGATGTATGTAACGTAGTTTGTCCTAACCCGGCAAGACCAATAGAAAATTTTAGAATTTTAGCTGGTGGCAGCACACTATGTACTGCAACTAAAATAACAAGCGACTTGATTGCTGCGGGAACTATAACCGGTAATTTTTGGTTAAGCGAGTGTACTGGTACAAGTAGACAATTTACTATTATTCTTGAAGGTGGCCAATTTGTAGGTGTATGGGCTGAAGAGACTTGCTCTACTTGTCCGGCCGTAACTACGACTACTACAAGTACTACAACTACTACAACAACGGCTGCGCCTACAACAACTACTACAACAACGGCTGCGCCTACAACAACTACTACAACTACGGCTGCACCTACAACAACTACAAGTACAACCACGACGACTACAACACCGCCGCCAACAACTACAACTACTACAAGTACAACAACAACTACGACTACTTTAGGTTACGCCTTTGTTGACATTGCTAACGACACGGCTGGTACCGATATTACTAACATTACTATAAACGGAGTACAAGTAGACGGAGCGGTATTCCCAATAGTAGCGGGTGATGGCGCAAGTGCTACAACAACGCAAACCGGTGCATCAAGAACGATAGTAGTTTCTTATACAAACATAAGCAACGATTCAGTTGAGGTTATAGATACTGCCTCTAATCTTAATTGCATAAGTGCAACATCAACAAGTAGGGCATTTGCTGGTCAAGTTGTAAGCGACGGAGGTACATTATTTATATCAATGTTTGACGGCTCATGCCCATAAAAAAAAACAATATGATTTATATTTGCACACAACCTAAAATAATCTATTACGCTTGGCACCTAGAAGTAATGCTTACCAACTTTAAGTCGGTAGGCATTCCCGATAATAATATACACGTTTTATTGTCGGTAAGTAAAGACCAGGACGACAAGACTAACTTGCCCGAAACAAAGCAAATATTTGATAAGCTAAAAGAAAAGTTTAACAATATAGCTTTCTTTGAGTACACCGATACAAGGGTAATGCCTAATTATATCCCTAGCGTTATAATGAATGCAGTAAAGCACCACTATAAAGCTTATCCATATTTACAAATGGAGAATGTTTTTTTACATGACTGCGATATGATATTCACAAAGCCGGTAGACTTTACTGACTTAGAGCAAGACGATACATGCTACGTAAGTGATAGCAAAAGTTTTATATGGAGCGATTACATATTAGAAAAAGGCCAAGACCTTTACAATGATATGTGCGACATAGTAGGACTAGACTACAACGTGCCGATAGATAATAGACTACATAGCGGAGGCTCGCAATACATTTTTAAAAATACTGACTATAAGTTTTGGCAAAAGGTGGAAAGCGATAGCGTTGCTTTATATGATTACTTTCAAAAGAGCGAGCCATTAAGAGTACAAAAAAATCCGGCTTACTATGGCATTCAACAATTTACGGCGGGTATGTGGGGCATGCTTTGGAATTGCTGGTATTATAATCTTGATGTAAAAATAACACCAAGACTAGATTTTTGTTGGGGTACCGATCCGATAGAAAAATGGAGCAAGTGCGATATTTTTCATAATTCGGGAGTGACCTACGATATTGGCAAAAGTCATAATATATTCTACAAGGGCGCTTATACCGATAAGCTACCTTATGAAGATGTAATGAATAACGAATACAATGAGGCCTTTGGCTCTTATAATTATACTAACCTAATAAGACAAGTAGGTTTAACTACTTGTTTAAAATAAAATAACATGGCAACTAAAAAGACACAAGTAGTCGTTGAAATAAAAACGGATTCAACACAAGCAACGGCCGAAGCTAATAAAACCAAAGAGGAAGTCGCCGGTATTGGTCAAGCCGCGGCCAGTAGTATTGCGGAACTTAAAGAATTAAAAAAGAAATTAAAAGAGGCGGCCGTAGGATCGGAGGAATTTAAAAAACTTACTCAAGCTATTGATGATACACAAGAATCAATTAATGCTGCTAAAATTGGAGCGGGTAACTTTGCAGACATAGTTGGTGATTTGCCAGGCCCAATAGGTGAAATAGGCGGCAAGGTTAGCGGTTTAACCGCTGGACTAAAGCAATTTTCACAAGTAAAATTTAATGATATTAAAGGATCTTTTAAAGATTTATTTGACGATGTAAAAGACATTGGAACTAACATTGCTAAAACTACTGGGTTAACAAAAGTTTATGAAGTTGCAAATAATGCAGCAAGTAAATCCTTACAATTTTTTGGAGTTTCTGCAAAAGGTGCTACAACCGCATCTAAAGGTTTTGGACTTGCTATTAGTGGATTACTAGCTGCGACTGGTTTAATTTTATTGACATCAACAATACAAGCAGTATCGGAAGCGTGGGATTACTATGCATCAAGAGCAGAACGAGCAGAAGAGGCACAAAAAAAATTAAATGATTCTTTATTAAAAGGCGCACAAGTTGCACTTGATGCTGAAAGTAAATCAGTAAAAAGGAGCGGTGATTTATTATTAGCACAAGCAAAAGCTAAAGGAGCAAATGCAAATGAAATATATAATATTGAAAAAAATAATAGAAAATTATTATTAGAGTCTCAAGAAAGATATTATAATGAATTAAAAAACAAAGATAGTGACGAAGCTAGAGCAGCACTTAGTTCAATTAAAGATGCTAAAAATGAGATATTAATAGCAGAATTGAATTTTATAGATCAAAAAAATAAAGCAATTGCTGACAAAGAAAAGACAGCAAATGAAAAGGCAGCCGCTCAAAGAAAAATTGATGAGGAAAAAAGGCAAAAGGAAATACTTGATAAGCAAAAGTGGGATTTAGAAAAAAAGGAATATCAATTAGGAATTGACAAAGAGGAAAGGGAATATGGTGAGCAATTAATAGCAGACGCAGCAAAGGCAGACGCAGAAAGGGAAGCAAAAGCAACTAAGGATAGAGAGGAGGCTTTAAAATATAGGACTCAATTAGTTATTGATAATTACAATAGAGAAAAAAGTTTAAAAGAATTAGATAAATTAAACGATGATAAAATAGCGAAAGCTAAGCTTGATAATTTAAACGCTATTGGAAATGCAACGGAGGCCTTAGGTGCTATTATTGGCCAACAAACTACGGCCGGAAAAGCGCTAGGTATTGCAACTGCTTTAATAAATACTTATATTGGTGCGTCCGAAGTTATAAGAGCAAAGTCAGTATTGCCGGAACCATTTGGCACAATACAAAAGATTGCATCCGTTGCCGGTATTATTGCAACGGGTATTCAATCCGTTAAATCTATTATGGGCGTAAAGGTGCCAAGTGTTAAAGGATCAAGCGGTGGCGGTGGTGCTATGCCTAGCATTCCCTCAATGAATGTAAGCGCACCTTTAATGGCGCAAGCAAGCACAACTACTTTAAACCAAGCACAAGTAAACCAAATAGGCAACGTGGCAGCCAGGGCCTTTGTAGTTGAAAGCGACGTGAGTGGTAACCAAGAACGTATCTTAAGACTTAACCGCGCGGCTAGAATCAATTAAAAGTACATAAACTATAAAAAAGATATTTATTAAGTATGGACTTACCTATTTACGAACTTAAAATACAAGAGGAACTGCAAGACGATGCCGAGGTATCTTTTATTGCACTTGTAGACAAGCCGGCTATTCAGCGTGACTTTGTGGCATTTAGCCAAGATTTTATTGAGCCAGCAAAAGGCGAAGCCAAAGACGCATTTTTACCTAGATGCATAAGCTATGTTATTAATGAAGGCAAAGAAAGTGAACAAGCGGTAGCTATTTGCAATTCAATGTGGGAGCAGCATTTTTCAAATGATAAGCCAAAACTTAATTTTGCTATCCAGGACGAAGACAAGCATATTATAAGCGGCCCATTAATGCTAGCAGACAAGCCTATTTATAGAAACAATAAGAAATTTGGTGAGCATTTTGTAACCTTTAGTGCAGAAACTATAAAAGACATTGCGATTAAGTTTAGCAAGAAAGGCTACCAAGGCAATGTTAATTTAATGCACGATCAAGATATGCAGCTTGACGGACTTATTATGTTTGAAAGTTTTATTGTAGACAAAGCAAGAGGAATACAACCAATGGCCGGATTTGAAGATGCTAAAGACGGAAGCTGGTTTGGTAGTTTCTATGTAGAAAATGAACAAGCATGGCAGCTAATAAAACAAGGCAAGGTAAAAGGTTTTAGCGTAGAGGGATACTTTGAATACCCTAGCGAAAAAAAGGATCCTACCTATGCAGAACAAAAACTAGCAGAACTAGCAGAACTATTAAAAGTACCTTTAACACATAAATAATATATATAAACATGGAACAAGCACAAAACATTTTAAACAAAGTTTCTATGTTCTTTGCAGAACTTGTAGGAAACGAATCAATGCCAATGCCTAGCGGTGAAACTGCGGCACCGGTTAAAATGATGGAAGCCAAATTAAAAGACGGCACCATTGTTGAAGTAACTGAATTAGCAGTTGGCGGTATTGTAACTATTGAAGGCGTACCGGCTCCAGTTGGCGAGCATATCCTTGAAAGTGGTGAAACTATTGTCTTAGCTGACAACGGAGTTATCATGGAAATTAAACCAAAGATGGAAGATATGCCGGAAGTAGAAAGTCCAGTAGTTGAAGATATGAGCGCAAAATTTGCAGCTTTTGAATCAGCAACAAACGAAAAATTTACTGCATACGAATCTAAGTTTGCTCAATACGAAGCTAAACTAGGTCAAGCAAATAAAGTAATTGAGGGCTTAATGCAAATTAGCAAGATGCTAGTTGAAGCACCTCAATCAGCACCGGATGCTGGTGTTAAAACAAGCAACGCTTTTGCGGATCAAAAATTAGATGCAAAGAGCGAGTTTGAAAAATTTTCAAAATCAATTTGTTCATAAACTAAAATTATAATAAAATGGCATTATCATTCAGCGGCATAAGCGCATATACTAAACAAGAAATTGCGCCTTTATTAACCGAAGCCGTATTCGCGGCAAAAACGCAGTCTTTATTAAAGGCTGGTGGTATCTTATTACCTAAGACTAAGTCTAGCGTAAAAGTACCTAAGTTAGCTACTAACGCAAACTTTCAAACTGACTCTTGCGGTTGGAACCCTAGTGGTACAACAACTTTAAGTCAAGCTGAAGTTGTAGTAGGTAAAATCAAAATTGAAGAGACAATTTGTCCTAAAGATTTTGAAGCTTACTTTACTCAAGAGGCTTTAAAAGCTGGATCAACTTACGAAGATTTTGGATGGGCAGATTTTCAAGCTAAATTTACCGAGCAAAAAAACAAGATGATCGCTAAGCAATTAGAGGTTGGAATTTGGCAAGGAAATACGGCTAGTGGTAATACAAACCTTTCTCCATTTGACGGCTTAATTAAGTTGATTGATGCTGGTTCTCCAGTTGACGCTAACGTATCAGGTTACGTATCGGGCGGCCCAATTGCAACAATTACCGCTGCTAACGTAGTGAGTGTATTGAATGCAGTTTACAAAGCTATCCCAGTTGAAATCATTGACGCTGAAGACTTAAAAGTTATGTGTGGTAACGATGTTTATAGATTAGCAGTTTTAGCTTATCAAGCATTGAACCTTTACAACTACAAAGTTGACGGAGATGCAAACCAAACTTTTGTTATTCCAGGAACTAACGTAGAGTTAGTAGCGGTTAACGGATTGAACGGAACTGGTGACATTTACGCAACTACTTTGTCTAATATCGCTATGGCGTTTGACTTAGAAGCTGAAGAGGAAAACTACATGATTTGGTATTCTAAAGATAATAACGAGGTTCGTTATAGAGTAGCATTCAAATTAGGTGTGAACGTAGCTTACACAACTTTATGTGTTAAGTTTAAGTCAGCGATCTAATTAAATTATAAACATGAAAAGGCGGTGAAATAAGCCGCCTTTTTTTTAAACTTTTTTTAACATGCCATGTGTAATAACTAGCGGATATACAATAGATTGCCGCGAAAATATCGGAGGCTTACAAGCCGTTTTTTTAGCCGAGTTCGGCAATATCTCCGGCGTTACTGAAGTAAGCGGTCTAGTTACCGGCATTACTAAAGTAGCTGGTAAAAGATTTTACAAATTTGAGGTGCCACGTGCAACCGCAAATACAAGTTCTAATGCAACTGCGTCCGAGGAAAACGGATCAGTATTTTATACACACCAGGTTGTATTCCCTTTAAACAAGAGAGACTCTACAACTGCTAACATTGTACGTACTTTAGCCAAGAATAAATTAATTGCGGTTACTTTAGATATGGACGGAGTTTATAGAATGTACGGCGAAAACAATGGTCTTTACTTAGCTTCTACGGAATCAACAAGTGGAACTGCGGCTGGTGATCGTAACGGATATAATATTACTTTGACTGGTATTGAAAAGGATGATTTTTTACAAGTGTCTAATGCAGTAGGCTTAGCGCTTGAGACTGCTGGGTAATTCTACCTAATAGTTATTTAATTATGCCCTACCTACATTGCGTGGGTAGGGCATTTTAATTTTAAACAAATGTTACATATATATAAAGGGGTGGATAATAATTTGATATTTACTGGCTTAGAATTGGCGACAATTGCTAACCCTAAATATTTATTTATTTTTACAAGCGCTACCGAAGATAGTGTTATATTTGTAGGAACTAATATAAGCACCGAAGATAGATACCAAAAGGT